AGAGATTACTGGTATCGACCAAACTTCAGGTTTACTAGAGTTGATCGTCAAGCCTCAATCAAATGACGTCGTGTCTATTCGTAACCAACTAGTAACTATCCCGGATGAACAGATTAACGTAGAAGTTATATTAGATAAGGTATCAGTTGGAGATCCAGCAGGCGGATCTAATTACCAATTCACTTCAAGCCGTAATTAATGAGTATTAACTTAAACACAATAGTTTCTAAACAGATCCCAGAATTCATTAGGGATGACTACCCAACATTCGTTGCTTTCATCGAAGCATACTATGAATACATGGACAAGAAGACTTTTACAGTTGGAGCTTCTGGTCCAACTTATCTTGGAGGTAATCAACAAAGAAACTTAGAAGCGATTACAAACATTGATGAAACACTTGACGAGTATATCCAATTCTTTAAGAATGAGTTAGATATATTTGGCGAAAATTACGATTACATAGATCAAAGGTTATTCTTAAGAAAAGTTAAAGAGTTATTCGTTGCAAAAGGTGTTGAATCTTCCTATAAGTTTTTACTTAAGTTACTATTCAATAAGACTGCTGAGATCTCATACCCATGGGATTCTGTATTAAAAGCTTCTGATGGTAAATGGCAACAAGAGATGTCTGTATTTGTAGACTTCTCTGCAGGGACTCCAACTCTACTTCCAGGTAATAGAGTCAATATAACTTCCCAAAATGTGGTCATCAAAGTCTTTGTAGATAGAGTAAAATATATTAGAAACAACATCTATGAAGTGTTCATAGACAAGAACTACTATGGTGATATACAAACCGGTTACACGTTATCTTATGATGGTATAGTTGGATCTATCATCCCAACTACAATCTCATACTCTGTAACTCAACCTGGTTCAGGATACAAGATAGGAGACCTTATCACAGGGACAACAATATCTGGTGGTCAAACTATTACTCAACTCCTGAAGGTAACCAAAGTAAATTCAACAGGAGGGGTTGTTAACTTAACCACTCTTAGGTTTGGTGCTGGCTATACTGCTGGATTTTACTTATTAAGATCAAACGAATCTATAACAAACTCTGCTACTATTTCAATAGAAAAAGAATCAACACCACAGTATACTATCCCAGTTGACTCTACGATAGAACAATATGAAGATTATGGGTATATCTTAAACCCTAACTACTCAGTTATAGAGTATGATGACCCTTCATACAAAGGTACTTTACTACAACAGTTTTATGATGAATCATTATCAGGACAAGGTGTAAATCCTGACTACTTATTGATTAGATTTGACATAGGAGCAGTAGCAAAGTATCAAGGTCACTATATCTCAAATGATGGGTTCTTAGATGATATCATATACATACAAGATAGTTACAGATGGCAAAAGTATTCTTATTTAATTACTATAGACGAAAACCTTGAAAAATATAAGTCTCTAATTAAGTCATACCTACATCCAGCAGGTACAGCTTTATTTGGCGAGTATAGGATTCAAAATACATTTAATGTTGATGCTACAGCTGTACAAGAATTAACACAATGGAGATCTAAAGCCACATTCCTCACTATAAATAAGAACATGGGTACGGAATATGTGTATCCTTCAGATCAAGGCGGACACATCTCAATAGAGCCATATAGTGCTGAAGGTTACTTTGTACCAGAAGAGTTTTATAATCCACCGGTAGTTATCCCATTCTTCGGTGATGGTAGGAATAATATACAATCTAATATAACAATAACTGATGCTTCACCCAGCATCGTAGAATCTTAATAGGAGTTAAAATGTTAAAAGACGGCATTAAATTAACAGGACGTTTGTTAATACAAAAATTTAACGTCAATAAGGAACTAGTGTATCATACAGAAGTCCCAAACTTGATAGTTACTGCTGGGAAAGAATTTGTTGCCTCTAGAATAGTAGGTGTAACACTAGATGCTATGGGCTACATGGCTATCGGAGACGATGCGTCTACTAGCGCTTTATCACAAACTACTTTGGTCAACGAGTTAGCTAGAGTCACAACTACCTCAGCCACAGCTTCAGGTGTTAACGTCACATTTACTGGTACTTTTGGTGCTGGTGTTGGTACAGGTTCTATAGTAGAAGCCGGCATATTTAATGCAGATGACTCTTCAGTGCTTGTGTTTGATGGAGATAATGATGTAAATGACTCATCAGATGAGATCACTTATACATCACATGGCCTAGTTACTGGAGATAAAGTTACTTACACAGATGGTGGTGGTACGACAATTCAAAATTTAACAGATGGAGCAACTTACTATATCATTCGTGTAGATGCTAATAAGATCAGATTAGCTTCTTCTGCAGCTAATGCAGCTGCAACTACTTATCTAAATATTGGTCCTGCCGGCAGCGGTTTAAATCATAAGTTGACTTATGGTACTATGCTTTGCCGAACAACGTTCCCAGTCATTACTAAATCAAGTTCAGAGACTATTGCTATATCTTGGGTTGTCACTGTAGGATAATAAAATGTCATCATCATATTCAATATTTAAACAGAAGTTTAAGAAGACGATAGCTGACGCTATCTATCAAGAAGTAACTTCTAACACTGCTACCTACTACCATTGGTTCGGTAAAGAAAATGCATGGACAGACTTCTTAAGTCCGTTTATCCCGTCTTCTACCACTGATACTCCAGGTGCTCCTTCAGAAAACTTCAGGTATGAACTACACGTTAGACGAGACTTACTTACTGCTAAGAAGATCAAGCCTTCTGATGTTTCATACGTTGTAAGACGTATTGATTGGACGTCTAACACTGTTTATGATATATATGATGATGCTATTGAGACTACCACTGGATACGGTTATGGTCCTGCATATTCAGGTGCTACACGTCTTGAAGATGCCGACTTTTATGTATTGACTACAGACTATAACGTCTATAAATGTATCGATAACAATGATGATTCTATTTCAACATACATGCCGTCTGGTACATCTCCAGAAGTATTTTCTACAGCTGATGGGTATAAATGGAAGTTCATGTATTCAATCCCAGTATCTCTAAGAAATAGATTTTTATCAGTCGATTACATGCCAGTAGCTACAGCATTAAAAGCACAATTTTACTCAAGTGGTATCATCAATACTATTAATATTGAAAGCGGCGGCGGAGGATATAACGCAGGTACAACCACTGCAGTAATTACTGGAGATGGTTATAAAGAATCAAACCCATATTTAATAAGCTCTTTAACATTAACAGACAATGGAGATGGATACTCTGCAGTAACTGCTAGCATATCTCCACCATTCTCTTCATTCATTTCATGGTCTGCAAACCTTAATGTGTCCGTTGGCACTTACATTAAGTATACAAATCCTGCTACATTAGAAGATAACTTTTATTATGTTGTTTCTGGTACTAAGTTAGGTACTTCTGGACCAATCCATACTTCGGGTACAATTAATAATGGTTCTGCACAATTAAAATATGTAGGTACTACAGCTACTATCTCTGTTACTTTATCTGGATCTGAAGTTGGTTCAGTGACCCTAGTTGATGGTGGTTTTGGATATCAAGACACTCCTACCGTTACAGTATCGGCTCCAGTAGTAAAAGATGCAAACTGGCAAGCTTCAGTCTCAGCTGTACTAGGAGATATACTCTATCATTCAGGTAGGTACTATGAAGTAACCACTGCAGGAACTACAGGAACAAGCGGTCCAACACATACTACCGGTGCTGTTGCAAACGGTACATCAGTCTTAACATACTTAGCTACTCAAGCTGTCATCACAGCAGTCATCGTTAAGACTGAAGCTGAGATAGATCTTATAATCTCTCCAGGTATAGATAGTGTATACACTCTATTATTGGGAACTAAAGGTACAAAATACGTAGAAATCCCAGAAGTTACGATGTCTGCACCAGCAAGCGGCACTACTGCTGAAGCCGTTGCAACTATTGCGGGAGGACAAGTTACTACATTAACTGTAAGCGATGCTGGAAACGGATACACATCTGCACCTACTGTCACCATAGCTTATCCTAAGTGGACATTTAATGGAGCAACCAGTGTTAATGATGTAACAGAAATTATCACGTACGTCGGTCATAGGTTAGTAACAGGAGACGCTGTAGTATATAGTAATGGCGGTGGCACATCAATCGGTGGGTTAACTTCAGGCAATACTTATTATGTCATTAAGATGAGTGATGACACTATTCAACTTGCTGCGTCATCCGGTAATGCATCATCTGGAACAAATATAAACTTAACTGATGGTGTTGGTGCGGCACATACATTGACACTAACGACAGGACAAGCTACAGCAACAGCAGTATTAGGTACTGGTGGAGAGGTAGTTGGGTATACTATCGTTGATGGTGGTGTAGGTTATACCAATGCTAACATCGAGATAGTTGATTCCTCAGGATCAGGTGACGGAGCAATATTAGTTGCAGATTTTTCTATAGGTAACATTGATACACTTCAAGCAAACGTAGAGCTATTAGCTGTACCTGGTTCCATAGAGTCGATAAAGATGGTAGAAAATGGAACTGGTTATGGAGCTGCAACAGTCAGTATCGTTGGTGATGGCACTGGAGCTACAGCTACTGCGACATGTTCCGGCGGTCAAGTAACTAAGATAGAAATAACTAACGCAGGATCTGGATATACATGGACAGATGTAGTCATCACTGGTAACACAGGGTCAACAGGAGCTGTAGCAAGAGCTATCATGTCTCCATTAGGTGGTCATGGATCAAACGCTATCGATGAATTAAATGCAAATTCAATCGTATTCTATACATCTATCTCTCGAGATAAAAACCAAGGTATTGAAATCAACAACGATTACCGTAAAGTGGGACTTGTTCGTAACCTAAAACAATTTGGTTCTAACAGAAGGTTTACAGAAGACATTGGTTCAGGATGTGTATTAATTACAGGTACTTTTGATAAGACGCAACTACTCTATGACATGTTGTTATTAAAAGATACATACAAAAAGTACCGTATAGTTGATTTCAATGATACACAAATATTAGTTTCTGTATTTAATAATTTTACGATATCTATAGGCGATGTATTGGTTACAGACCCTACCAATGACGGTGAAGTTGCTTCTCCTCCAGTAATAGCTCAAAACATCATAGTTACAGCCGTTTCTGAAAGGACGATTGATCAATTTTCTGGGGACTTCTTAATGTTCTCAGTAAGAGAAGCTTATGCTCCAACGTCTGAACAAATTATTACAGTAAGAACCACATTAACCATATAAATATATAAAACTATTGGAAGAGTAAAACATGGCAATTAACTTTAATATAGAACCCTACTATGACGATTTTGATGATACGAAAAATTATCACAGGATCTTATTTCGACCAGGTTATGCAGTTCAAGCTAGAGAGTTAACTCAACTTCAAACACAATTACAAGACCAAATTAAAAAATTTGGTAATCATATTTTTGTAAATGGTACTGTAGTCATAGGTGGTGGTAGATCTTTTGAAAATAACTTACTTTCAATTAAGTTAAACTCTTCATTTTCCGGTGCTACCGTTAATATCAACAACTTTGCTGGTAAGATCATTACGGGATCAACATCAGGTACTAAAGCTGTAGTTAAATCAATAGCAGATATTACTACTGCAGACCCAAAAACATTACTAGTCAAGATAATCTCAGGTTCTGCTTTCACTGCTGGTGAAAATATAGTTACTTCTCCAGGTACAGCATACACTGCTACGATACAATCAACAAGTCCGTTTAACACTGGTATGAGCTTTGCTATTGATTCAGGTGTATACTACATTGATGGTAAGTTTGTGTTCGTAGAAGCACAAAGCATACCTATTTCAAAATATTCAAATACATCATCACATAACATTGGGTTTGTGATAGAAGAAGACACCATCTCATCTGATGAAGACTCATCTATCTTAGATCGTGCACAAGGTACGCCAAACTTTGCAGCTCCGGGAGCTGATCGTTATAAGGCATCATTGACCCTAACAGTTAAAAATTTAGGTTCAGCATTAGATGATTTCATTGAGATAGCTCGAGTAGTTTCAGGCGAACTCGTCATCAATGAAAATAAAACAATTTATTCAGAGATCGGTAAAGAGCTTGCTCGTCGCACGTTTGATGAGTCAGGTGATTATACTGTTAAGAAGTGGCCAATTCAGATCTTAGACCATCAAGCAACTTCTCCTGATCCTACTAAGTTTACTGTAGCTTTAGATCCAGGTAAAGCTTACATCAAAGGCTATGAGTTTGAAACTATTAACCAAGAGTTCTTAACATTAGATCGTGCTAGAGATACGGATCAAGCCGACAACTTAGACGTTAACGTCACATATGGTAACTATATCGTCGTGACAAGCTTATTCGGACAATTTACAACGAATGCTTCATCTAGCCCATACTCATCCGTTGAGATCCACGATGTAGTAAGAGCTTCAGTATCTGGAGCAACATCAAAGATCGGTTCAGCAAAAGTACGTTTCTTAACACTTGATTCAGGAACTCCAGGTACTTCAGCGACATATAAGATGTATCTATTCGATATCGTCATTGACTCAGGCAAGTTCTTAAAGAACGCGGAATCTATCGTTATTAGATCAGGCGCTTCAGTATTATCTGGTGCAAACGTCGATGTATTATCTAAAGTTGGTGGTTCAGCCGGCGGTGATGCGTTCTTATCTGGACAAGATTCTCCAGGTTTAGTATTCCCATTATTAAATCAATATGTTAAGACTGTAAGAGACGCATTAAATACTACACAATCTGACTACACTATTCAAAGAACTTTTTCAAGCGTTGCTTTCTCTGCAGGTACAGCTTCGATATCTACTGCTAATGGTTTAGAAAGATTTGTTGGTACATCAGGAGCTTTATCAGACACTATTAAAGATCAAAGTTATCATGCAGTCATCACTGCGATAACAAATGCAGGTTCTACAGGTTTAAGTGTAGGTAGCATCATTAGATTTAATACATCTGCATCTAGATCTATTAGTCTTACAGTTCCATCTTCGGGAGTTGCACACCAAGCAACATTTAACATCAATGATGCATCATTTGCTGCAACAGTGACTATCATTGCAGGTATCAATGCAAATACCCAAACAGAGAGAGTTAAGACTTTATCAAGTTATACTATTAAGATCTTAGGTACTGGATCTGGCGGTGGATTAAACACTACTTTAGGTGGCAAAGACTCATTAGCATTATCAGACATCTATGAAGTAGCAGGTGTTTATAACACTGGTACTACTAACCCTACTGCTGTAACTATTAATGGCACGACTGGCGCACTCACATGGGGAGCAGTATCATACACAGACGTGACTGATAATTACATAGTCGATAATGGTCAACGAGCAGAATACTACGATCATGGTAATTTAGTCCTTAGTGGAACAGCTCCAACATCATCTCATTATCTACTAGTCGTATATAGAAACTTCTCACATTCAGGTAACGGTTTCTTATCAGTAGATTCATATGGTATCGATTACACAGACATCCCACAATTTACGGATCCATCAACAGGTACAGTATACGAACTAAAAGACTCTATAGACTTTAGACCAAGAAGAGCTGATGGTGGTTCAACCCTATCAGGAGGTCAAGTGCCTGATCCAGACGGTACATTTAACTGTGACTACCAATACTACTTAGGTAGGTTTGATAAAGTCATAGCTACTTCTGATGGCCAGTTCATAGTTAAACAAGGTGTGCCTGCAGTGTATCCTGTTGTTCCAGTTGATGAATCTAATGGCATGACTATATACATCGTTGCTATACCTCCATATACATCATACGTTAGTGACATTCAAATCAAATATCAAGATAACAAACGATATACTATGAGAGATATAGGTCGTTTAGAAAAACGTATATCTAACCTAGAATACTACACACAACTTTCTCTATTAGAAAAACAAGCTAAGGATACATCTATTCCAGATGCTTCAAACTTTGAGAAGTTTAAAAATGGTTTTGCTGTAGATCCATTCACATCACAAGATATCTTCTATAGTTCTGCTGCTGCATGGTCAGAAAGACGATGGGGTTGGTGGAATGCATGGTTCAATGGATCAAATACATGGAGCCAAGCTTCAACAAACTATAACGAGAACTCAATAGCAAATGCTGCTGATCCTGGTTTTAATGCAGCTGTCGACCCATTAAATCAAGAACTTAGAGCTTCATTCGTAGTTAATTTCCATAAATTTGATGTCGGTACATTGACTGACACAGAACGAAATGGTGACCTTGTAACTCTATCTTATACAGAAGAAGATGTCATCGTTCAAAATTTAGCTACGACTTATGTAAATGTTAACCCGTTTAATGTAGTTAGATTCTTAGGATCTATAGTCTTAGAACCTTCATTTGATCAATGGGTAGACACAGAGTATTTACCAGCTGTGAATAGAGTCGTTGATGTACAAGTACCAGACGCTGCTGACTTGGTTATCCAAAACTTTAGTGGTGGTGGTAACCGTGTAAGCATTACTGGTAGAAACACAACAATTAACACTAATGTTATAGGCACAAACACAACATCTCTTGGAACAAGTGTTGTTGATATCCAGTATATCCCTTTCATGAGAGCTAATACAGTATTAGGTGTATGTAAAACATTTAAACCTAACGCTGAATTATATCCATTCATTGAAAATACTGATATTAGTTCATACATTAAACCATTAACATTGGTTCAAGTCCAAAACTTTACAACCAGACTAAACACTGATCAAGGCGCTTACGAAGAACTATCATTTAAGACTGGTTCAGCATCAGGTGTAGAGGCAGGTACAGCTAGAGCTGCGATCTTTACTCAACCATTAACTACAGATGCTACTAAACGCTTATTAACAATATTTGATGAAGACGTTAGAGCAACTTCAACAACTAATAGTGCTTCTTCAGGATCAACGGCATTAACTGCAACAACAGCTACTGGTACAATTAGAGTTGGTATGGTAGTTTCAGGTTCAGCAAATATCCCATCTGGTACTACAGTATCAGCTGTTTCAGGTACTGCAGTTACTTTAAGTGCTGCAACTACAGGTGCAGTTTCTAATGCATCATTAATATTTAATGGTTTAGTTATTGGTAAGTACGTGGTTGGTTCTGGTGGAGGTTCTGGTGTTATTACTGCGGTGACTACTTATTCATTAGGTGATTCTTTAGTACCAGATGAGTATGGTAATATTGGCTTTGAGTTCCAAATCCCAGCTAATACGTTTAAGACTGGCGAGAGAACTATTCGTTTGATTGACAACTCAACAAACGACACTGAAGCTCAAGAATCTATCGGTGAAGCTAAGTATACTGCTATCGGTACACTGCAAACCAAACAAGAAACACTGTTAACTACAAGAGCTATTCAAAATCAAAGAGTCACTGTGGAGACCGGTAATAGATTTTGGCATGATCCAATTGCACAATCATTCCTTGTAGATCCAAATGCATACTCACAAGGATTCTACTTATCTTCTGTAGATGTGTTCTTTAGAACTAAATCATCTACTATACCAGTAACGATGGAGATAAGAAGAACTGTTAACGGTTATCCTGAATCTAATAGAACGATACCTTTTGCTGAAGTCGTGTTACACCCTGAAGATG